ATTGCTGACGCTCCACAAAATAGGACATATTAGCTCCTAGCTCCTATATCCCCCTCCCCTTTATCTCCCTTGTATGAGCCTCTAGAAGGCTTCTAAAGTGGAGTATTGTGGAGTAAAGTGGAGAATATATACTATGGATTCACGACTATATACTATAGTTATACTAGGATAAATATATCTATGTAATCGAGCATATCAGAGCCTAACCGTAATGTCAATACCTTGGGACATATAATCCATATGCCAGCATATTCCAGGGATATTGTCAATAGGCCCGTAAATGGCATATTTTGCCCACATTGTCAACATATTTCATAGAAAAATTTTGACAGATTCTGGGTATATTATGCCTAATTCATTATATGTTTTATATTATATTAGATCTATTTTATTCTATTCTGATCAAATTTTCAGGGATTTTTTAAGCTTGGTCGTAAATAGAAAATTTTGCCCTCATGCCCACACAAAAAAAGATATCCACAGAACCTGTGTAAGATCCTGTGGATATCTGGGGCTATATGATCAAGAGTAATACTTAGATAGATATATCTGTTCGTTCTCGATCCATATGTTTATTTAATTGTTATGCTTCAATAGGCTCAAAGTTTTGTATGTAGTCATTGAGTCTATCTGCCATGAATAGGGCTTCTGTTGTAACCCCTTCTTCCCATGCATTATCAAATTGACCCGCCGTCTGTTTGATAATTTCTACAACCAACTCCATTACCTTAGATTGAGTATAATAGCCACAACCATTGACTAATTCTCGTGCCATGATAGTTGGATTAAACCAATGATTATCCATAGCCTCTAAGACTTTCTCTGCTGCTTTTGTTTCTACTGATGATACTTTACTCATGTCCGCCCCTGTTCTTTAACTTTCGATTATACCAAAATATGTGGGGAAGGTCAATATCTCTACTGACCCTCCCCAACTCTATTACTTCGCCTTCTTGACAGGTGCCTCTGCGGTAAATTTGATTCCCTTTGATTCGGCCTCAGCTAGAGCTACCTTTGCTGCTCCTGAGAATCGACCACGGACGCCTACTGTAATGCCCTGCTGCTTTAGATATTCACGCTTTGTTGTCATTTATTAATCTCCTTTCAAGAGATGTATTTTATTCAAGTATAGCAACTTTTCACGGATTTGTAAATAGTTACCGTAAGACAAATTTTCTGCCCTTATTGATCCAAACCTTGTGCTCTATCTTTAATTAGTTCTGCTATTAAATTATGTGCTGCGATGTTCTCTGTTTCAGACCCGCCCCATAATAGGGCCTGTGCCTCAGACAACACCTTATCTACATACTGGTCACTCGTCTTCATCTTCATCCTCTTCATCCCCATCATACTCTTCGATGATACCTTCATCGACCATCCAGTCCCGTATGGCCTCATACAGGTCTTCTGTGCCATACTCTAGAGTGAAACCATTCTTGTCTGCATTAGCCCAGAACAGTTCCCACATCTCTTCTTCATCCATGGTTACATTGTAATCTGGATCCCCGCCTTCACGGATATCCTTAAGGATAGTTATTGCTACATCCCATGTCCATACCCAAACCAAGGGAGGGAAGACCCCTAGTTCCCCAATCTTATCTATGATTAGATTAATATCTTTAAATGTATCTTGCTTGCGTGTTTGTTCCTGTAGGTCCATTATTGTTTTTCCCCAATCGCAAATGATAGTTGGTATGTTAGATTATATAGATTGACCAATGCGTCAAGATATCCCTCACATCTTGTTCGGTCCATTGAGTCCATTGCTTCTTCTGATAAGTCTTCTACTGCTTGTGCCTCCACAAGTTCCTGCTCGGCAATTAAAAGTAGATTCTTTAGTTCCCCGTGCATTATATCTAATCCATTAACACCTGCATTGACCATGCGCTGTAAATGGGGCGGGAGCCCAATATCTTCTGAATTCATAGTAGTTCTCCTTCTGTTAAAGTAAGCCAAGTTGTACAGTATTTACAATGTCCCATTTCTAGCGGGCTATTTCGGTAATGAGTATTATCAATAAGAGTTTCAATCTTATCTAGAACATCATCAATTGTCATTATTCATACCTTTCGTTAGAAGAGTTCATTATATCAGTAGCCACTGACAATAAATGTGCCGTAGCAATATACTGTCCATTTAAAGATATGTGCTCAATCTCCAAGGCATGATATTCATTTGATTCCATTTCCTCATATGTATCCATTTCGGCTTGAACTTCATCTGCGTCTTGTTGCAAACTAATTAGATGTAACTTCATGTACTCTAGAAATGCTGATGATTTAGTCATTAGTTGGCTCCAATTTCATTCTGATAATGTCATATGCGTCAATGGCACCTGCTGAATAGTCATCCATTTCATTGTCGCCTTCCGACTGATACTTCTCACGAAGTTCTGTTAGTTCTTTTATACGGCCTTCCGCAAATCTACGGAGGGTATCAATAACATCTAAAGCAGCACATTCACCGCAGTAAGCATTATAATCTTCTTCCTCTGTATAAGGAATAGAAGTTCCACAATCATTACACCAAGATTCATCACGCATTCCCATAGTAATACTCCTTTGTTAGTCGATTGTAGTATTTTACCATTGAGCACTGACAAATGAATTGCCCTGGAATATCAGAGCATTCCCAAAAGTGATCATGGCTCATGCCTCACCTTCCTCAAATTCGTATCCAATAATATCTATATGGTCAGGTTCGGTTCCCTGTATTTCTTCACGCATTTTTTCCTGAGCTTCAATCAAGGTATCAGCCTCAATCTCTCTATTCCAATAGTTATTAACTCGCTCATAGTAATCAATACTAAATCTCATAGGTAATCCCCCCATGGTCCATCTACCAGTCCTTCTTGATATGCAGCAATTACATTCATTGTTTGATGAAGATTGCAATCGCAATCCCCACCATTCATATTTTCCATGAATTCAAAATGAGAATAGTTATCCTCATAGATAGCAGTAACTAGTTCATGTATTGCGTATGGCTTTGTATCCATTATTCATCCGCCTTTCGATATGCTGGTATGTGGTTATCGTCTAAGTATATAGCATGGGTCTGACATTCTTTGACTGCATTTAGGTCAGCCTCTCCCAACCAATTACAATTAGAACAAAGTTCATTTTCGCAATCTTCACAATAATCTAAGGTATTAGTAGAATCACAGTCACGGCATTTGTTATCATATTCAGATAGACTGATTACAACACCACGAAGGAATTCCATTTCTCCACCCCAGCCTGTTTCTTCTTCAAATGATAAAGTAAATAGTAGGTCAGGGTACTGACCTGATAATAGTTTAAGGGCAGGTTCAGCAACACCCCATGCAGTATTAAAGTTATAATAGACTACATAGTTCTCACCGTTCTCGTGCTCTTCCATATATGTATCAGGATGCTTATCATCATTAGACACAGCCACATCCCATTTAACACCCCAGTTACGGACATTCCATGAGTACCAGTCATTCTGCTCACCCTCTGCCTTAAAGTCAGGCTGTGCCTTATATGCTTCAAGGTCGGTGGGGGAAACAATGTTGCGGAAACTAAAGATAGGATTAGAATACTTACTTTGCTCAATAGAGAAAGCCAAGTCACCTCTAGGGGTAATATAATCCAAGAATGGAGTATTCATTTGTTCTTTTAGTTTAGTTACAGAATCCTTTGGACCCTCAATAGTTAATCCGTTATATACCCAATTTGGCATTATTACTCCTTGTCAAAATCTAGTAGGACTTCTGAACAATCATAACATTCAGCACTGACATTTCTGCCAGCATAATTAGCAATTTCAATCTTGTGGCCAAAATGAACCATTAGTTCATCATATGAATTAACCATGTTATATCCTTTCGTTGATATGTGATAATTATATACTAGGGCACTGACAAATGGAATCCTTTTGGCCTGTGATACTGGCCACATGGATCTAAATTGGTCAAATTTTCAGGCGATTTTCTATTGACTTCTTAAAAGAAATATATTACCCTTATTTTTTGCGGGCCGATCATGATTTGTCAAGCTTCTTACACAGGCTGCTACGGGCTCACCAACGAAAGTAAAAGAACCGTGCTTTATTTAACCCCTGGCCCGTTAGGACTACTAGAGGCACCCTTAAGTATTAATTACTCGGCTAGAATAAGTTCTTGTGCATATTTAGTTACAAATGCATCAAGGCTCATTGTAAATATGGGCTCATCACTGACGCCCTTAATTTTATTATCATCGCTAAAGGCAGACTCTTCATGAAGACTGAACTCACCTTTAGAGAAGTTAATGATAGGAATCTTGTGCTCATTGTCAGAGCGCTGATTTACTTGCAGGCCCCATCCAGTTTCGCTGGTCCATTCGTCTTGAATAAGATTAGAGATAGCAATGCGTGTTGCATATGATTCATCTCCCCACCTTGGCCTAGCCTTATCAACAGCCCGTGCTAATAGGTCCAGCATTCCAGCCCCAGCCCAGTGCCCATAAAGTACAATTGTATCGCCATTAGATTGTGTAAATCCAAAGTTCGCTCTATCGCCCATATTATTCCGCCATTTCTACTAGTTGAGGTACTTCTTCTTTCTTGCCCAATTCTATCACTTCGTATGAGATTTTGTCAAGGGCGTCTTTGAACTTATTAAAATGATGACCACAGAAAGCAAGCTCTCCACTAACCATCTTAACTAGATACATTGCAGGTACTACTGAATTACATTTATCGCAACCGATCCATTCGTTCATAGTGTTCCTCCTTCAATCATCTCTGAAAGACGGTCAAGAATCCAAGAATCAATATCAGCAATATCAATCTCTGAAAGCTTCTCCATCATCTCTTCACGGGCAAACTTGTACCCATCTTCAAAACCATCTTTGTAGTCTGACATATTATCTCCTATTGTAAATTTCTGTTGGTTCGTAGTCTGATGTATAACTTTCAATTAAATTATACTTATCACGAATACGACTCACCTTCTCAATACTACCAGTTCCAATGTTGAATGTCAATGGTGCAATTGTTTGAGGGTCGAGCCCAATCATCTCCGCTTCCCAGGTAGCCCTCGCAAAGGCTACCTGAGATGGAGCAGTAAGTTCAAAGTACATTAGTACGCCCCTTCTTCACATCGCTCAACCTCAAAGTTATTTACAGACATTTCTGAACCATATGAATCAACAGTTAGGTTATCTGAAATAAACTGCTCAACTGCATCAAATGAATCTCCACCTGATAGTTCAACTTCAACAGTTGCATCAACACGAACCCAGATAGTTACTTCGACTTCCTTAGTCAAAGGAATATCAAACATCTCTGCAATCTCAGTTAATGATTCTTGGTCTTCTGAGTGCTCAAAGTTGTCGTGAATAAATGTACGAAGTTGTGATTCTTTTTTAAACCACTCGTTCTGCTTTGTTTGAAAACCCTTGTTCTGCCATACAATGTGACGAATATCTGATTCAGTATAAGTCTTGCTTGTAACAACATCGTTCTCTACCCAATCAAGGGTGATTACATTAGGCTTTATATCTTCCATGGTTTCCTCTTTCGTTTGGTTTGAAGGTGTAATTGTAGCATCTGCCACTGACAAAACATCTAACTTCCTGCCACATGGACAAGTGATTTGCATCACACCAAGTGGGAACCCATAGTTATCACAGGTTACTTCAATTAATGTGTCACATTCTTCTGGGTCGCAGGTAAATGTATATTTAGTCCATTGTTCGTTTTTCATTTTCCTTCTTTCGTTGTATAGGAGTATTATAGCGGGTACCACTGACAAATGGAATAGATTTCCAGGGATTTTTTTGATCCCTCTTAAAACAATTTTGGCTCCCTTAATATTGCGGGCGGAGATCAAATTGTCAAATTAAAAAACTGGCGACCCCTACGGGACTTGAACCCGTGGCCTCTACCGTGACAGGGTAGCGCTCTAACCAACTGAGCTAAGAGATCGTGCAGGCAGTTTTAATTCATGCCCAGGAATTTTATTATTAAAACGCAGAGATTAACTTTTTGATTTTGTTTTTCTCTGCGGTGAGAATTGGGTCAAACCCTGATGCGCCTGCCATAAGCGTTTCAGAATTTCCACGCCCTGAACGATAGTAGTCTAGTCGCTCAGTAAGTGCATTGAAGGCACCCCACTTTGTGCCCTTGATTGTGGCATTGGTTGGTGAGTTATGATAAAGGTCATCAAGAAGAACAACCTTATTTTCCCACTTTGTAAGAGCAACCTTAGCAGCATCCTTATCAGGCTTTGGATAAATTGTCTGAATCAACTTTGAGAATTCAGCATCAGTAATTGACTGAGAATAAAGAGCCTGAGCCTCTTTTTCAAATTCATCAAAGTAACCAAGAGCAAGCCCAAGAGTTTCACGAGCAACTTGAATTCGTCCTTCTACTGACTGAGTGTGACGAATCTTGAAAGATTGCTTTGCATTACGCATTGCAAGATTCAAAGTATTTTGGCATACAACACGAACAGGAGTAACGGCAGCCTGAACAGCAACAGAGCCGTCGTGTGATGTCCAAACAATTAGATACAACTTTGTTTCATCGTTAGCACCTTGTGGGTCAATAACCATTGTGCGTGGAATATCAACAGTACCGAATACAACTTTGCCCTGCTTAAGAGAGCCAGCAGATTCCCAACGGCAAGCAGGGTCTGCATCATGAATTGCATCAGCAAATGCAAACAATTCTTCATTCTGCACAGGCTTGTAACGCTTTCCAACAGTAGCCAAAACATCGGTGCCACCATTGAAAGGATTATCACGCAACACGAGAGATGCGGTAGATACATCATTCCAAGATTCTGGAATGTGCTCAGCGATAGGAGATAGACGAACATTCCAATTTGCCAACTTTGCTTCTTCAAGCATTAGGCTAGTTGTAACTTCCTCATCCTTAGTAAAAATACGGTTAGCGAGATTGTGCCATGCAGGAGCGCCACGCAATGCAAATGCAACTTCGCCATTTTCAGTTTCGAGATTATGAGCCATGATTTCCTTCTTTCGTTTGGTTGATTAAGCAATTATAGCAGGGCGGTCTGACAAATGATAGTCTAGTTAAACATAATCTAATGTGCTGAGATGTGATCAATCTCACAAAATTCCAGGGATTGTGGATAACCCTCTTAAACCTGTGGAAAACCCCCCACATTATTGCGGGCCAAAAGCAGTTTATAGACGTGCTTAGGTCTATTGGATTATTGTTTAGGTACTAGCGACTTAACATAATTTACTGTTTCCATTGGAAAGAACGCCGCTGATGTTTTCTTTTTATTTTTTTGATCATACACAAACGCTTTAACATTTCCGTCAAATCTTTTTAGATTAGAGAACACGAGCTCTTTTAGGCTTTCGTTATCATAACCTTCATCAGAATAAATTGTTAAATCATTTGCTTTTACTTCATCATACATTTCGATTTTAAATCGGTTTAGCATTTGTTGCCTTTGTTAGTAGTTCCCTTGCGGGGAGCAGTTTGGCGACTTACTCAGGTCGTTTTGTTTTAGCGTTGTGCTAAATCTATTTAGAGATACTGTGCGATTGACTTCATAGTTGAGGCATTTACTGTTTCCTCATCTGTCATTCGCAAGATAGAAAGAGCGTTTGTAATCTCTGTCTTCATGTTCTTGTATTCCCACTCTGCAAGTCGCTCTTGCTCACGCTGAGGCTCTGCTGGGAAATCTGTGCCTGTTGTGTCAAGGTTAAAGTCAATGTTCAACTGATTAGCCCATGAGCGGTGGTTGGTGCGGAAATCAGTTGCCTTCTTGATGTTGGCGATAGCGTAGTCAATAAGAGCCTTCTTATACTTCTCAAACTCTTTCTGATACTTTGCCTCTACCTTTTCCTGATTTGCCATTTGTGACTCAAGTGAAGCCAACTTGTTTTCAAGTGCCTTGATAACCTTTGGTGTTGCTACCTTTACTGTAATTGCTCTAGCCATTTTTTCCTCTTTCGTTGATTGGTTGTTGTTGGTTGTAGTATAACAGGGGGGTCTGACAAATACCCCGTAGGGTGGGAGTTCTTACTTAGGACATTGTGCGAGATACTCCCGAAACTGCACCTGTTTCCATTATTTAGTTATGAGGTCAAGGCTTCTGCTGATACTGTTGTCCAGCGAGTTTCCTTTGTTGGCATTTCTAGTAACACACGCACCGAGCCAGATGCTTGTGGGTGGATTTCTTTAATCACACCTGTCTTCTTTGACTTTAGGGTAGTGAATAAATCTCCAACCTGATACAACTTATCTTGTAGTGTCATTTGCTTCCTTCTTTCTGTGTAGGTAGATAGTATAACATTAGGGTCTGACATTTGTATAGCCCAATCTTATTATTTGAGATACCAAGCGTGTGATTAAAATCACACGCCTGGTTTTGATCCCCTAGTCCTCGTATTCTGGAAGCCATGCTTCCAAGTGGTGAGCATCTACAATAGCCGATGCAGGGCATGAGGTTTGCCCACGCCATAAAATACCTTCAGGTAAATTAATCTCTCGACTATATTCTTCTTCATAGAATGCATCAATAGCATCTATGCAAGGTTGCACCATAGCAACGGGAACGGGCGGGTAATGATTACCCTGCAAGTGATAAGCAAGTCCTGCCTCTAGTGATAAATCTTCTGTAAGTCCTAACGCTGTTGTGTATCCCATTATTAGTTACCCTTCTTGATAGATAGTTCTGCCCAAGAGTATCCTGTATTTGCAACTGTTAATACATCTGCAATTTCAAGTGCTGAGTGTGTTGCCTCTGCACACATATTTACAAGTTCTTCTTCAGATAAAGATAATAGGGCTGGCAGAATATCAGAATCAATCTTATCTAAATCAATAGTAGCAATAAACTCTATTGTGTGAGGTACGGTCATTACATTTGTCATTTGTAGCCTTTCGTTGTTGGTATAAGAGAATTATAGCCTATGCCACCGACATTACCTAATCCATTTACGGCGTGTCGCAGCTTTTGTGATAATACTCACAATTTCAGGGGATATCCACAAGCCTACTTAAACCTGTGGATAAACCCCCATATATACGGGCTGACTTGATCTTGTCAAGTCAACACGCCGTTACATTTTAGAAAATATATATGCAGCTAAAATAAACGGTAGTAGTGATATAAATAGAATTCCAATTCCGCCCAGGGTCCCAATTACATCATACATTATTTTTTACTCGCAGAAAATCTAATATCAGCTTTACCATAAACACACAAGCCACATGAAACACACGCAGAGCCTGCATTGCTAATTAATGGAATACTCTTCATATTCTCAGGACACTTAGCGCCAGGCTTGCCCGTTAATTCTTTCATTGTGTCTTCAGTTGAAGCGAATGTCTTGCCTAGGTAAGCAAGGCGGACCTTAGAATTAGTTTTCAAATCGAATGCTATTTCTTTATTATCGTCATCCGTTGAATAGTACAAGGATAGATTAGACACATCCTTAAGAATGAGAGCCGCAGACTTTACTCGTGTATATACCCAGAATTGAATATCTGGATTATTAGTAATGATTACTTTCCAGGCATATGTATATACATCGTTAAAAAAATCTCCGTCCCAGTGGATACGGAATAGCATTGGAGCGTTTTTCTTTTCACAGTCTGCACGGAATTCCATGATCATTTCATCAAGCAATAGCAACATGGTATCCATATCTGCATTGCGTAGGAGCTCCCAGTTATGCAGAAGATTAGTTTTTACTCCTGGGAATAACTTTTCAAGCTTGCCAGCGTAGCAAACACTTTCACAGATACTAGTTGCGCCAGGACATGAATAGTCTTTTCCTGCAGGTAATCCAAATGTGTTAGCAATTGCTGCTTGCTTACCGTTTTTTGTGACAAGGTTAGTCACCTTTCTATCGTTAGAGCGTTTTAATTTCATGAGGGCCCTTCGTTCGTTGTTAGTAGAATTATAGCGTAAGCCACTGACAAATTATGCAACACTCCCAAAAATTCCAGGGTGTTTAATATCACACACTTAACGACACGCCCGACCCCGCACATACGTGGGGGTCGCATAAATATTCAATGCTCTGAATTTTTATGCTTCCGCTTGCGTGTGTATTTTTTCTTATTGCGAACAGGTTGCGCCGCATTACTGCGACGCAATTCCTGTATGCGTTTTACTTTATCTTTAAGGCTCATTTATCCACTCCGCTAACTCTTGAAGGTCTTGCTCACACGCACACGCAGAAATTTCTATCATGTCCTCATGCTGAACAATGAACGCAGAATCTTGACACGCCTCACAATAAATTGCTGACATTTCTAAAATCATTTTTCGACCTTTCCAAAAATTGTTGTGTAGTTGCTGGCTTCATGAAATCTCACGACATCAAATCGTGGATTATCTTTTGCAAACATTTCCGCAAAATCATTTACGATTTTAGAAAATAGCGCAGGGTGCGTTTTGTTGCTGGCATACTTTAGAATTTCCGCCGTTGCTACATAATCTTTGCGAGTCATCATTTTGTTACGACCTTTCGACCTTCACGATAAAAAATTCTAGTATGGCATTTGCCTGTTGGTGTGTATAGATTAACTGTTCGGTATTCATCAGCAAATCCCCAATCGGTAAATAGGAAAAAGTTTTCCCATGCACCAAATTCGTTTTCGTATTCCGCTGACCAATGCGGTGGGTTAGAGTCATAAGCAGAGGTTAATTTATACATATTAGTTTTCCTATTCGTTTTGTTGTTAGTGGATATTATAGCGTAGGGGTCTGACAAATTAGAGGGCGCCCTCTTGAAATAGCCCTATCTCTAAATCGATCAATTCTGCGGGGGTGGCTTCGGATAAATCTACCCAGCCAGCACCTTCATCATCAATTCTAAAAAATTCAATGTGTCCCATTTTATTCCTCGCAATCGCATGGCTTGTTGTAATCAAATTCGCAGAAGTAGCAACCCATAGCCTCGCCATGAGCCTTGCAGGTGTATTTGAATTGTGATTCATCACAACAGAAACGCATTTCATCTTTAACCAAATAAAATTCGGTTTCGTCAATTACATCTATCACTTAGTCACCTACCTTTACCGCTAGGTAGCGGTATGTATCTTTAATTGAATTGTAAGGTCGCACCTGAACCTTGTATGTATCGCAATCCGCATACCAGACATCATCATTTTTTTCGGCTGAGATAATTTCGCCCTTTACTGAATTAGAGTGATAAGGCTTGCCCACCAAGAGGCTTTCGATAGTATAGACATTTGCTGACATAAGTTGTCACCTTTCGTTTGTTTGTATATGGATATTATAGCGGAAGGGTCTGACATTTCTCTACCTACTAGCCAGTAATTCCAAATAGTAAGACGCTCAAGCCATGTGATAAGGGTCACATAAAAATGTCCGTTTTGTCTGTCAAATCGACACGCCGTAAAATTCCAGGGAATTTATAACAAGTTCATAACGACACGCCCGACCCCGTATATATAGGGGCTTGCCGCCTTTTGTCAAGGCGACGCGCCGTTAATTATTTAAAATCTTTAAATAATTCTTCTAGCGTATTAATCTGCTCATCGGTTAGATGATCCAAATTAATTGCTTTAGCAAAACCAAACGGGTCATTATCTTGCTGCATATACGGCCTCCTTAAATTTAGCACGGTCAAATCGTTCATTATCCATTTCAAAAATATCACACATATTATTTACCAAAAATTTCTTAGCGTCATAGCTAAACGAATCTTCTGGAAATCCATGGTGCATTGAATTAAATAAACCTGCAATGCGAATATAATCTTTTTTAGTCATTAGTTATTTTCCTCAATTTCAATTTCTAGGCAATCGGTATTTAGTTTATCTAGCGGGGTGTTGTAAATAATCCATGTAGCCTCATCTTGGTCAATTGCCTCAACCTCAACGGAGATAGTATAAATAAACTTACTCATTCAAAATCCCCCCAGCAATCTGGACATTCGATTATGTCATTAGCCTCAAAATACATTGAGGACATTTCTTCATCGCATATGCGACATTGTAGAGTTATCATTATTTATTCTCCTCAACTTTAATTGCGTTAAACTTTTCTAATTCATTTTCACTTAGTGGATGTAGTGATTTTTGTAGAGCGAAAACCGCTGACAGTTCGGATTCTGCCTCGCATACATAAGAAACAGTTACAGTATATTTATTCATTAGTTATTGCCTTTCGTGTAAAGAAAATCCCACGCCTTACGGCATATCATTATTGAGTTGCAATTATCGCAACAGATAGACCCGTGAGGGTTGAGGTTCATGTCATATGAATCGACATAAGAAACAGAGTTACCGCATACAGAGCGGAGAGCATATAGTGAGGTCATATTGACCGCCTTTCGTTGTGTTGATATAGGAATTATAGCGTACCCTACCGACAAATGGTGGGATGTGGGTGGGCGTGTCGCCCTATGCGCCATGTGATGTGTGCCACACATGACTGGTCAAACCTTAGAATTTTCAGGAATTTTTTACGACACGCCGTATATGGACTTGACAGCGCCCACAAAAAACTAGGGGCAGCTGCCGCCTTTGTCAAGGCGACACGCCGTTATCCTAGTGTGATTCTTGCCACATCTCACGCATATCCGCTATGACCTCACGCCCTACGATCCTCGCCATATATAGGGCGGGGATAGCAATAGATAGTTGCACTAGTGTAGTTAGTAGTCTATTCATTAGTATTAACCTCTCTAACGATAAAGGAAAATCCTTTACCTAGTTTGCTTAGCTCTTCCATTACAGCCAAAATATCTTCGGGCTTGCTAGCCTTGTTATTAACGCTTAGTAGTTGTGCGCCTTGCCAAAGTGAGTAGTTGATAATCATTTATTAGTTCTCCCAAGTTAGTGTGAATAGTTTGGCTAGTGCTTCATCATCTGCATCATCAAAATCATCAACAGGCGGTTGTTCTTCATCTGCTTCATCTAAGTATGAGTATGCGTCTGCGACATCTTCTTGAATGGTATCCCATTTAGATACGCTATTAGTTTCGTATGAGTATGCGTACATTATTTAACCTCTTTCGTTAGTACGGCTAGGGCGAGAGCAAGGCTCTCCTTGCGTTGCGCTTCTACTAGCGCCTTGTATTCTTCTAGTGTCATTTTCTGACCTTTCGTTGTTGTTATGTTGTAATTGTAGCGTATAGCGGTGACAAATAGTGGGATGTCTAGGGGGTGTGTCGTGTGATATACCTCATAGGCAATTCACACACTCACAACCCTTAGAGCGGATGAGGTAAGTCAATACCTCTTTGCGTGTATATGTATCTAGTCCATATGAGGACTTTACTCCGCCATTGTGAAAGTCATGCACGATTGTGCTGAACAGTTGTTCGGTTAGTTGAGTCATTTTGACTCCTTTCGTTGTTTTCTTTATATAATAATCATAGCAGGGGGGTCTGACAAATAGCGAATCGCAATTCGGACATTCGGGACATATTGAAAAAATACTTTGTGAGGTGTATCACATTAGCCCCTTAATGGCAGGCGATATGTGCGGTCTATCCTAAATGTCCGTTTCTGAGAAATACGTGTATCATACAAATTAAAAATATATTAACATTTTGATGAAATCTGAAAAGCAGTTGACTGAAACTATGCTATAATAAGATCATGACATGCAGCTTTTGCACAAACCCAAAGTACGTAGAGCGTATTAACTCTAAGGGCGTACTGGAAAACTTTTGCGTAAATTGCATAAACAAATTAACGGCGGCAAACCGAATACGCTAGTCCCTAGGGGATATAGCTTAATCTGGTTAAAGCATTTGTCTTATATACAAACGACTCTCGGTTCAAATCCGAGTATCCCTACAATGATATAATAATAATATGAGAAAACACGATATTAATGAAACTATTTTGCAGAAATATGCGGCGTACACTCCAAACGATAAATTTGAACAGCTAGCTCCTGAAGTTTGGATATGGAGAAATTTTATATCTAAAGAAGAATGCAGGGAAATCATAGAAGAAGCTTTGCTCAATGAGTGGGAGTATCGTGACAAGACAAAGCTTGAAAGACTTTCAAAACTTTCTGAAAAATTAAGCACTGGTTTTGACAAAGCGCCTTCAATACAAGACTTTGAGTTTGTAAGAACATTCAAAGAAGAAATGGGTATGGCTCCACACGCTGACATTTATGGATGGCAAAATAGAATGATTATGGGTGTCGTTGGCCCAGATCATCCTGGAGAAACAGTAGATTTTGGATACTCTACATTTTCAACATTGATATACTACAATGATGATTTTGAGGGTGGTGAGCTGGTATATCCAGAATACGAAATAGAGTATAAGCCATGCGCTGGAGACTTACTAATACATACACCAGAAGTAATTCATGGAGTAAAAAAAGTAAAGTCTGGAATAAGATACTCTTCTCAAGCAAACATTGATCAAAGGTATCTTATAGACAAAGATTTTTATGAAAACTTTAGGCATCCAGCATATGAGCAAGATCTTCAGCTTATCCAAAACGGTAAAATGTCAGAAGATGGCGACTTTCACTTTGATGCCTTAGCTCCAGTAATTGCAAATGAGCGTTTAAGAAAATGGGCAGATACACAGGAAAACTTTTTAGCTTATTGTGGAGCACCTGGAGAGCCTCAATGATTAGCTTGGTATTAAGAGAAGCTAAAAAAAATAATACCTATGCCATAATTAAAAACTATTACCCAGAAACACCAACATGGGAAAAAATAATTTTAAGCTTAAATCATGCCTATCACAATAGTGAGTCTTCTCTGGGAGAAGAATCTAGAGTGGTTACTAGAAAAGATGGCGTTAAAACAGCAATTATAGTTTTTAATAAATTTGACATTGTTTCTTTTCATGCTATAACAAAAAAAGAAGATGGGTATCATCATGGAGGACTTATTCCAGAATCTGATTTAGTGATCAAAGAACTAAACAAAGTTTTTCAATCGGAAACTCCTGGTGGCAAATGCATAATAAATCTTGTAGGAAACGAATCTGAGTATTGGGTTCATTCAGACGATCATGATGTTATATCTTGGAATGTATTAGGCAGGGTAGAATACAAATTCTTTAAAGATAAAGACTCCAAAGAATTTAAATCGATAGTATTAGAACCAGGGGATTTGGTTTATATACCAGAAGGCGTATTTCATGAAGTCAATGTTTTTGAGCCTAGAGCTACATTTATATTTCAATATTTTAAAGACAAAACTGATTAGGGGTATAATATAACTATGGTAAACAAAATAGTAAAGCACATACTAGAGGCTAAAATGCAGGACTTGCCATTCTCAGTATTAAAAAATTCTGTTGATTTTAAATACGGTCCTGAAGATTTCTTAAAGTACTCTAATTACTACCACAGAGAAAAAGGACAAGATGCCGCAAGCTTTGAAGAATCTTGCAGAAGAAATACAAGAGAAGACATTGCAGATGACGATTTAAATTATTTTCCTGGGTGGTCTGGAGTTGTTAAAGACTTATCTAAGCTTTACGGAAATACTGATACATACTATTTAAGTCTAATGCAGACTGGCAGCACCTTTGCAGATAGAGTTCACGCAACTCTGCATAATGATCAATCAGATGTTGTTCATATAAATTGTTTTGGGAATGTGGACTGGTTGCTAATAGACCCATTTGATGAAACAAAAACAGAGCACAGGATTACTTTAGAGCCAGGAGATCTACTTTATATGAGAGGCTGGACTTTACATGAAACAACTCCTCGTAGCGAAAGAGGCTCATTGATATTTATGAATTTGCCGTATGTACAAATACCCAAAGATTTAGACCTAAAAAACCAAAGAGATAATGTTCTAAAAAATCTTGAAAAAGGGCTGGAAGAAAAGAAGTTTATATACTAATGAATTGGATACAGGCATCAGTTATATTTGGACCAATATTAGTTCTTGTAATTGCATTCTGGAATGACATTAAATAAAGCAGTTGACTAGAATATTACTTGTAGTATAATAATAATATGAAATCATTGCGGAAAAAATATCTTAGCTTTATTCTAGTTGTTATTGGGCTTATGTCACCAATAATTATTTTCTTATACGAAACTAAAAAATTGGCGGGGATCAAAGATCTCTTTGACGTAGAAGACGAATATGACCTATAAGAAGTGGAAGGTATATCTATTCTTAGTTAGATTATCCTTGTCGCTTATGAGTCTATATATCGTCTTACTTGTTACTGGGAAAATTTAAAATACTGTCGTAAAGGGATTATTTGGCCCTCTCCCGCCCCAGTGTAGCCAAAGTAGCCCAAAAGGGCTTAGAGAGCCTCTAGGGGCTTTATCAGGGATATGTCTGCAGATGTTGATGCATATGGATCTATATATTACAGTTGACTAGAATGTGTCTCTCTCGACGACGCACTTTTTTCGCACTATATAGACGAATTTAGTGTTCTTTAAATTCAGCCATAAACTTATCTGAAAGAGCTTCGCCTTCTAGGCCAGACTCCTGATACATCTTTATGCGCTCATGGGTAAACTGTGGATTCTGCTGTAATGGCAACATCCATACATTCATTAGTCTCTCCATCGATGCGTCGCCAATCTGCTCATAGTATTCTGGAGTCTTGTAATTGTGAAATGTTCCTGGGTTATCAATTGCCTTAAGAACAAAGTTTGAAAAAGCATATCTATTGCCACTAGTTACTGGTCTGACTCCATGTGCATGTGGACCAAAGGCGCCATGAACTACAAGATCTCCTCTTTCTGGCTTGAAAGAAAGTATTTCGCAATCTACTGCTGGATCCTTTTTAGTACCATCAGCTTGGATATTTGGATAAAAAATTTCTCCGCCTTCAAATTCTCCAAAGTAAGCAACTAGACCATAATCTAGCTCGCAACAAGTCTGCCAAACATCAACCTGTGAAAGTCTATGACACTCTCCTTTTCCTGGAGAATCTGAATGAATAAACATTCCTTCGTTCATGTATGGCCTTAAGACTAAAACGTTATTTTGTGGATGGATTACATATTCTGGGTAAAGCATCTCACTAGCCTTTTCCCACAGGTCATGTAGACCCTCAATCATTGGGCTAAGCTTTTCTGAGTACCAGCTGATTAGTGTTTCTTCATAAACATGGTTTCTTGTGTCTTCTTCAGCCATTGCATCTTCAACAATCTTGCACTCTTCATCTGTGTAAAAACCCTTAAATAAAAACACGCCGCTAGGGGTTCCATACTCATCTGGAAAAAATGATAATTTAGTGCAATCTTCTCTGTCGTAAAACATTATTTTTTACCTACCCTTTTTATAATTTTTTTAAAAAATGATTTTTTTCCTTTTTCGTGTTCTTTATTGCAGTTGTCATTACATATCTGAGGGTGACTAAACTGTGGACTAGCCATCCACTTAGCAAAATGATGAACCATAGTATTTATATTATAGCATGAATAATCCCTGCGGAGGCGGATCCGCAGGGACTATTTGCATTTTCATGCATGCGTCAGGATTTACTCAACTAACGCAATACTATTCTAGAGCAATCTCTATTAAAGATCAAGGGGTAACGATAATATTTTTTTCTTCAAGCTTATTGAAAACCTCTGAAAGCAAAAATGTTACTGCCATTTCGCTTTTAGATATATTCTCGTCAATCTCTGCTTCTGGCATACCATTTTGAACGCAAAGTGATCTGTTTGCCTCATCAAATGCAGAGTGCATTATTGCTAATATTTCCTGTTTATTCATTTTCTTCTCCTGGTTTAAAAGAGGGGACTGGTCCTAATAGATATCCCGCCTCATGATATTGTATCATTTTTTCAACGTCTTGTGAACCCACTACTTTATTTGCAATTAAAGATAGCAAGTCGTAAATTCTATGTAGCATTATGTAAGTAACCATTGGAAGGTTATCTTCTAAATTACTTGTCTCCGCCTTCTGGTCTTCCTGCATCTTCCCACCAAATTTCTCTACCCATAGCATCCGTAGGGGATATTATGTTTGACTCAAAATCGTATTTATCTGTGACCATCTACTAATTTTACTATATCTTCATATCTAGCTATGCCAATTGTGTTTTTGTAATCACACTCTAAGCAATATAAATAAATAAAAGATTCTCCGTCACCGTTACATAATAGAGGACCTTGATCCTGTGGGCATAAAAGCTTAGGAACAAGGCCCTCTTCAGAAAGTTTAATGTAAGTAGACACGTACTGTATCCTCATTACACTTCCTTTCTACTTATTTGGGAATTTCAAATAAAATTCCTTTGCTCTTGGGGTTAAACCCTTCCAAGCTGACCAATTGGTTCCGCCATTAGTCATGTAATACGCTATCTCTGCATTTATAGTTGGGTCAAATAATAGTACGTTTGACTTTAAATTAAATTTTTCTTTACGAACATCGCCGAGATTACCCAACATGTTGATCTGAAAAATTCCATAGGAACTGTCTCCAGTTTTCCTGTTGCCATTATATGCCATTGGTCGTCCGTTGGACTCCCTCTTAGCAATGGCCCAAGCCGTTTTAAGGGCTTTTCCTTCAAAACCTGCTGCCCAAAGAAGATCTTTTAAATCTTCATCTGACAGAGCCTGAGAAGGCTTGTAAACAGTATTGCTGTACTTCACTAAGGTTTCTTTCTTAAGTTGTACTTCTGTCTTTGGTTTTACTATTAGAGCTTGTGCAGGTATTGCATTAACTGTGTTGGAAAACAAAAACATTACTGTAATTGCAATCGCAGCATATTGATGAACAATATCGCTCAAACTTTTCTTTATATTCTCCATTGGCATTTCCTCCTCTAGAGATAGCGAACTACAATCATACCATTTGATTAAAGTCCATGTCAAATGATTTTTTCTTGTTGACAAAGAATATCTAAATAGTATACTTCCAATAGGGGGGTCGGGGGGTCAGCAAATCAACACAAATCAACATATATATTATATATAGATAGTATTATATATTATAGTTAACTAAAAAACAACAATAAAAAGTTTTAATCTTTTCTTTTATAAAAAAGTTTGATACACTTAGAACTCACTCAAAAACAATCACTCCGTTAGGCGGAAGAAAAGGCGACAAATGAAAAATACTATTGAAAATCCTTATGAAAACTTTATTGCACTATCAAGATATGCAAGATGGATCTCTGACGAGAACCGTCGTGAAACATGGGGTGAAACAGTAGATAGATATTTTGAGTTTATGCTGGAACACCTTAAGAAAAATAATAATTACATTCCAGATGATAAGCTTGTTGCGGAATTAAAAAATGGTGTATTTGAACGAAATGTAATGCCATCAATGCGCTCTGTAATGACTGCTGGAGCAGCACTAGAAAGAGATAATGTAGCAGGATACAACTGCTCTTTTGTACCAGTTGATTCACCAAGATCATTTGACGAAACTATGTATATTTTGATGTGTGGTACTGGTGTTGGATTCTCTGTTGAATACAAGTATGTCAATAAACTTCCTGCCGTCCCAGAAACACTTGAAAAATCAGATACTGTTATCGTTGTTGAAGATTCAAAGCAAGGTTGGGCAAAAGCATACCGTGAACTTCTTGCACTTCTTTGGACTGGACATATTCCAGCAGTTGATGTTTCTAAAGTTCGTCCAGCTGGCGCAAGATTAAAAACTATGGGTGGTAGATCTTCTGGCCCACAGCCATTGATCAACCTTTTTGACTTTACTATTGCAAAGTTTAAGTCTGCAACTGGAAGACAACTTAAGCCAATTGAAGCTCACGATCTAATGTGTAAAATTGGAGAAGTAGTTGTTGTTGGTGGCGTTAGACGATCAGCAATGATTTCTCTTTCAAACATTAATGATATTGAAATGGCTTCTGCTAAATCTGGAAACTGGTGGGAGAACAATACGCAGAGAGCTTTGTCTAATAACTCAGTTGCGTATTCACGTAAACCAGAGATGGAACAGTTTATTGCAGAATGGAAGAATCTTTACGATTCAAAGTCTGGAGAGCGTGGAATTTATAACGTTGCCGCAGCACAAGCACAGGCAGCAAAGTATGGGCGCAGAGATCCAGAGATTCACTATGGAACCAATCCATGCTCTGAAATTATTTTACGACCATACCAGTTTTGCAACTTATCAGAAGTTGTTATCCGTGAAGATGACACAAAAGAAACAATTGCAAACAAGGTAAGACTTGCCACTATTCTTGGAACTTGGCAATCAACATTGACTGACTTTAAGTACATTAGAAAAATCTGGAAAGATAATACTGAAGAAGAAAGACTTCTTGGAGTTTCACTTACTGGCCAATTTGGACATAAGTTTATGTCAGGAAAGCAAGACATGGTTTCTCTAGAAGCCTACTTGATGAGTCTCAGAGAGTATGCTCGTGAAATGAATAAAGATGAAGCTGGCAAGATTGGAATTCAGGAGTCTGCCGCTATCACTTGTGTAAAGCCTTCTGGAACAGTGTCTCAATTGGTTGGAGTTTCATCTGGCATGCATCCTTGGCATTCGCCGTATTACATTCGCACAGTTCGTGGATCTAAGGGAGATCCAATTTCAACATTCCTAAAGGAAGTTGGAATTCCAGTTGAAGATGATGTAATGAAGCCAAACGACACTTATGTGTTTTCATTTCCAGTAAAAGCTCCAGAAGGAGCAATTGTTAGAAGTGATCTCACAGCACTTGATCATTTAAACACATGGCTTGTTTATCAAAGAGCTTGGTGTGAGCATAAGCCCTCCATTACTGTTTCAGTAAAAGAAGACGAGTGGATGGAAGTCGGCGCTTGGGTTTATAAACACTTCGACGAAGTTTCAGGTATTTCATTCTTGCCTTACTCCGATCACTCTTACAAGCAGGCTCCGTACCAGGAAGTTTCAAAAGAAGAATATGACGAACTTCTTTCCAAGATGCCATCTAGCATTAGATGGGAAGATCTATCTTTTTATGAGACAGAAGATGGAACTTCAATTAATGCTACATTAGCATGTAGCTCAGATGGCAATTGCGAGCTTGTAGATATATCTGCCTAATGGTAGAATTATAGTATTGGTTAAAACCAAAATTCATGGGCAATCCGCCCACGAGGAGATGATAATATGGCTATCAAAAAATTTGATAAAGCTGATTTAAATAAAGATGGGAAAGTAACAATGCAAGAACAAATTTTGGCAGCAGTTGGCACTTACGGAAGAGCATTCCTAGCAGCAGCAACAGCTCTATATATGACTGGCAATACAAATCCTAAAGATTTAATTGCAGCTGGAGTGGCAGCAATTGCCCCAGTAGTTTTGAAGGCTCTTAGCCCAAGCAACAAAGAATTTGGATTTACATCTAAGTAATTAGTTGATTAGAAATACTCCTGTGCTAAAATTAGTACAGGAGTATTCCTATTTAGGAGACTATGGCAAATGGCAGGACAAAAAAACTTTGAAGTAGATCAAAATGCTACTTTCACATTCCAGGTAGAGTATACCCAGGAAGATGGAGTAACCCCAATTGATCTTACTGGCGCATCAGTAAAGATGCAGGTTCGTGACACAAAAGGCGGAAGCAAGCTAGCTGTATCACTTACATCACCATCTAATGGCATAACAATAGATGGACCAAATGGCACACTGAATATTATCATGACGCCAACACAAACCAACAAACTTTTTTATCCTAAGTCATCTTATGATGTTATGGTTATCGATTCTAATGGGAATAAAATAAAACTCCTTGAGGGTTTTATGACTCTTAATAGATCGGTGACTATATAATGGCTGATTCAGTAAAAGTAATAGAGCAAAAAAACAAAGTAATTATTTCAACTCCTGGACCACAAGGCCCAAGAGGAAGAACTATTTTGAATGGAAGCTCAGCTCCAGCAAACAATTTAGGTTTAGCTGGAGATTTTTATTTTAATTCTACTACTTCAGAATTCTATGGTCCAAAGCTAGAAGACCTAAGCTGGTCTAATGCTGGTGTAATATTACTTGCTACAGCTCCAGAAAATTTTTCTTATTCATGGGAAATGAGCCAAATAACTGGTCCAGTTTCTGGTATCTATTCTGTAATAATAAACCATAATTTGGGATTTAATCCAAATGTCTCAGTAAAATCAAGTTCAGGGGATATGCTTGAAACAGGCATAGACTATAATAGTACTAGTAGACTAACATTGACAATGGCTCAGCCATTTTCAGGGACAGCGTACCTGTCCTAAAAGGGAGATAGCAAATGGCAAAAAAATATTTAATCAGTATTGATTTAAACAAAAATGAATTACTTAATGCAAGAATTCAAAACTTAGGTTCAGCACCTTCAAGTCCTGTATCAGGCCAGATTTATTACAACTCACAAGATAATATCATGTACTTCTGGAATGGTACAGAGTGGATATCTACATCTGGATCACTAGAGGTAATTCAAGATGCCATAGGCGCATATGTTTCAGGCGGAACAGGAATTGTATCAGATTACTCTGATTCAACTGGAACAACAACAATATCTATAGACGACACTGGAGTTATTGCAGATTCATACGGATCTACAACAAAGGTTCCCACATTTGATGTAAATTCTCAAGGTCAATTAACATATGCTGGAGAAGTAGATTTAATAATCCCGCTTGATGAACAAACTACTGGCGACTACGTTGCTACAATTATTGGCACAGAGGGGCAGATAGATGTCTCTCCAAATAGTGGACACAATGCCGCTGTTACAATTAGTCTGCCAGATGATGTTGAGATTGTTGGAAACCTTCAGGTTGGTGGAAACTTAAATGTAATAGGAACTGTTAATTCTGTAAATACTACACAGATAAATATTGAAGATAATAAAGTAAATCTTAACACTAATTTTACAGGATCACCAACTACCGACGCTGGAATTCGTGTTGAGCGTGGAGACGAAGCAGATGTAGAGCTTTTGTGGAATGAGACATCAAATAGTTGGACATTAACAAATAATGGCACACAGTATCATCCAATTGCAAGAAAGCATGCAGAAACTTTATCTACATCATCTACAACATACTCAATAGTACACAACTTAAACTCATTAGATGTAACCGTTCAGGTTTATGAGGCAGCAACTCCTTATGCACAAGTAGAAGCAGACATACAAAGAAATGGCCTTAATACAGTTGTAATCAACTTTGCATCAGCTCCAACTCCTGGAGAATATAGAGTAGTAATAGTAGGATAATATGTCAAGAAAAATGTTGGTTCCACTCAGACTCCTTGCTTTAGACTCTGATCCAGAGTTCGGTCAAGAAGGCGAAGTGTATATAAACACAGTAACAAAAAACTTACGTGTTCATAATGGATCAATATGGATGGAGTTAACTCCACCAAGCACGGACCCAACACCATTTTATATGCACACGCATACCTTTGACGGTGACGTTCATACAATAGATATTCAAAACAAAATAGATTTTAAAAATCTAAACTCTTCTGGACCTGCGTTAGAATTGCCAGAAATAATTGGTTACGATGGAGGATCACCTTCAAGCAATCTTACAAGCCCATCCTGGAAAGATCAGAATCTTTTTGATACAGGTCTTTTTGATGGAACAGTACCAGACACAACAGATACAATAATCGGAGGCGGAGGTTCAGAAGATTTTGAATCCCCTAGCCTTGATGGAGGAAATTCATAATGGCACTAAAAATACAATTAAGAAGAGACCTATCAACAAACTGGACTCAAAATAATCCACTTCTTTTAAATGGCGAAGTAGGTATTGAGACAGACACTTTAAAGTTTAAAATTGGTAATGGTACACAAAGATGGAACAGTTTATCAAATTACGCTTTTAAGATAGGTCAAGCAGACGGAGTTGCAACTCTTAACTCTTCTGGCAAAATTCCTCTATCACAGCTACCAGATCAAGTCTCTCTAGATGCAGAAGCTCTAGTTGCTATACAAAATGCACTTTCTGAAATATCTAGCTAAGATATACCAGAAGGAACAAA